CACAAACATTACAAAAGAATTTAACAAAGAAATAATCAAACCAACATTTATTTAACATGGAAAACAAAGTAAAAGACCAATTAGTCACAGACAACTACGCAATATACAATTCAGATTGTATGTTAGTTATGCCAACTTTAGGCGACGAAAGTATTGACCTAAGTGTTTATAGCCCACCATTTGCAGGGTTATACAATTATTCAAGTTCGGAAAATGACTTTAGTAATTGCGAAAGCAAAGAACAGTTTTTAAATCAATATGAATTTTTAGTAGCTGAGATTTCAAGAGTTACTAAAAAAGGGCGTATTAGTGCGGTGCATTGTACGGATGTATTTGATAATACTTGTCGTTTGTGGGACTTCCCAAATGAGATTATAAGAATACATACTAAGTATGGATTTGAGTATCGCAATAGAATTACTATTTGGAAAGAACCTTTAAAAGTTCGTATGAGAACAATGGTTCAATCTTTAATGCACAAATTTATAGTAGAGGATTCGACTAAATGTTTTACTGCAATGCCTGACTATGTTTTAGTCTTTACTAAAAAAGGCGAAAACCAAGTGCCAGTAACACACCCATTCGGTATAAATGATTATGCAGGTGAAACACCTATTTTGCCAAATATTTTAAGGGCTTGGAATAATGCAAATAATTCAAACTTAAATGAAGTTGAACTTTGGGAACGACTAAACAACACCAACGAAAGCGACAAGATTACTAAACTTAATCACTATATTTGGCAAAGGTATGCTTCGAGTGTTTGGGATGACATTAGAATAGATAATGTATTACCATTTAGAGATAGCAAAGAAGAGGACGACGAAAAGCACGTACACCCATTACAATTAGATGTAATTGATAGAATTGTTGAATTATACTCAAACCCTAATGAAGTTGTTTTAACGCCTTTTATGGGTGTAGGGAGTGAAGTATTTAGCCCAGTTTCAATGGGGAGAAAAGCAATAGGGATTGAACTAAAAGATAGCTACTTCAAACAAGCTAAATTAAACTTACAAGAAGCGACTGTAAGGTATAAAAATAAAATCAAACAAGAATCTTTATTTTAAATAATATCATGGCAAAAAGATTAACTGATACGGAGAAATGGAAAAAACCATTTGTAAGGGGCTTAGATGCTCCTTACAAGCTCCTTTGGTTTTATATTTTAGATGACTGCGACCATGCAGGAATTTGGCAAGTGGATGAAGATGTCGCTAAAATCAGAGTAGATAAAAGTATAGATTTTGAAATTGCTAAAGAACTTTTTAAAGAACAAATACAAGTAATAGATAACGGGGATAAGTGGTTTATTTTTGATTTTGTAGAGTTCCAATATGGAGTTTTGAATCCTGATAATAGAGTTCATAAGTCAGTTTTAGACATACTAAATAAATATAAAATTAAGCCCCTTAGAAGCCCCTTAAAAGGTGCTATGGATAAAGATAAAGATAAAGACAAGGATAAAGACAAAGATAAAGAGCCGAAAAATTACTTTGATTTAATCTTTGAAAATTATCTTGGGATGAGAAAATCAATTAAAAAACCTGCAACCGAATTAGCAATAGAATTAATTAAAAAAGATTTGAATAACTTTGCACCTGGCAATGAAGAAAAACAAATTTTAATTTTAGAGCAATCAATTAAAAATAATTGGGCAGGGGTATTTCCATTGAAACAAAACGAAGAACCTAAAACACAATCATACTTAAAAGAATTTTAAATGAACAACGCAACCGACATAGAAGAATCAGTAATTGGAGTTTTAATGATTGACAGTACTGCGATAATGCGTTGTACTATTGAGCCACATCATTGCTACTCAGAGGAGAATAAAACAATCTTAAAGGCTATTTTTGAACTTGCAGAAGAGAACAAACCTTTTGACATGTTATCAATTAATCAAAAGTTAGGTGGTAAGTTAATGAATGAGTTAGTCGCTATAAGCTCACGTCTTAGCTCAAAAGCAAACTTAGAGTACCATTGTTCAATAATTATTCAAAAGTTCATTACAAGGGAATTAATCATGCTTTGTCAACGAACTATCAGCGAAGCAAACAACATCGATAATGATATTTTCCAAACTATTCAAAAACACACCACCGAGTTAGAATCATATTCGATCAAACACAAAAAAGATTTTAATAAGTTTGAAACCGTTGCAAAAGAAGTAATTAAGAAAATAGAGTTGATGCAATCGAGTGGAAAGAGTTTAGTCGGTTTAGATACTGGGTATGAAAGGCTAAATAAAATTTCACACGGGTGGCATTCGCCTGACTTGGTTATTTTAGCAGCGAGACCTGCGACGGGTAAGACTGCATTCGCTTTGAACCTTGCGGTTAATTTGGCAAAACAAAATATACCAGTTGCATTTTTTAGCCTGGAGATGTCAACCGAACAATTAGCGACAAGGGTAATTAGTTCAATGACGGGGATATACTCTAATTATTTGGCAAAGGCTGAAATACATGAGGGGAATTGGCGAACTATTTTAAGTACTGATTTTAATTTGCCTTTATATATTGACGATTCAGCGAGTTTAAATATCGTAGATTTTAAAGAAAAGGCAAGAAAAGCTAAAAAGAACTTTGGAATTAAGGCTATATTTGTAGACTATTTACAACTTTTAACGGTCTATGGCAAAGGGAATAGAGAACAAGAGATAAGTACTATTTCAAGAACTTTCAAAGCAATGGCCAAAGAATTAGATATTCCAATTATCGCACTGGCGCAGTTGAGTAGGGACGTTGAGAAAAGAAGTGGAGAGCCAAGATTAAGCGACTTAAGAGAGTCGGGAGCTATTGAGCAAGATGCTGACATTGTAATTGCATTACACAATGAAGAACCAGAAAGCGACAATCCATTGATAAAAGTATTATATTTGAAGCATAGAAACGGCGAGGTAGGATTCGTTAGACTTCAATTTGAAAAAGGTAAACAATTATTTAAAGATACATTATAAAAAACAACATACAAAAATGACAACAACAGCAGACTCAAAACAGTACACTGACACAGAAATTAAAAGATTGTACAAACGATTACTTATTGACCATGAAAATCTAAAGATTAGATACACAAAACAATTAAACGAAAACAAACTTTTAATTGCTAAATTAGAAAGACCTAAAAGGGTAGAATTGCCAACGGACTTGCAAAGAGTAAAGGACATTATAAATAATGAATTAGGAGTTGACATTGATGTACAAATAAGGCAAAGGGATGTAGTAGACGCAAGGTCGATGTATTACTACTATATTAGACATAGCACTCTGATGTCTTTAAAAAAGATTGCATTAACTTTAGAAACAAAACACGATCATTCAACCCTGATTCATTCAATCAGTATGCACGAAGATAATATGGTTTATGATAAAGTTTACAAGTCGAAGTACGAAACTATTTTAAGAAAAATTGCAGAATTAAACACACAAAATGAAACAAGTCCTAATAACAATTAAGTATACTAAAGGTCTTGAAAGTAGTACTCAAGTAATAAACTTAAATGATTTTTACAAGGCCAAAGCAAGACTGGAGAAATTAGGATATAAAGTTGAAAAATTATGAAAACCTGCAAAATATGTCTCAATCAGTTTGAACCGAGTAAACCATTACAAGTTACTTGCTCATATTCTTGTGCATTATCGTATGCAAGAGGGCACATGGCAAAAAAAGTAAAGGCAGAGAACAAGGTTAAAAAGGAAAGGATGAAGACCAAGAGCCAACACTTAAAGGAATTGCAAACTATATTTAACAAGTACATTCGAACAAGGGATTTAAATTTGCCTTGCGTTTCATGTAATGATAGGATAAGTGGAACTCCTCACGCTTCACACTTTCTTTCAGTTGGTTCGCATCCTGCCTTAAGATTTAATGAGTTTAACGTTCATTCATCTTGTAGCCAATGCAACACCCACCTACATGGTAACCTTGTAGAATACTCTTTAAGACTTCCCGATAGGATAGGCCAAGACAACTACGATAAGTTAATAGCCAGTAGAGGCGATAGGTTGCAGTTAAGTATTCCTGAGATTGAACTATTGAAAACCATTTATAAAAATAAAATAAAAGACTACATTTAAAAAATAATTTGGTACTTTGAAGATAAATATTTAATATTGTAAACATTATGAACGACTTAGTATACAACTATATCGACAACTTAGTAGAGAAAATCGCCACAAAAGAGGGTGGGTGTTCTCGCAACCGTAAGCCTGAAAAGGTAGAGTTTTGGATTCACCGACCTAATTATACAACGGTAGTCACAGTGACCTATAAAGAGTTAGAAAAGTGTATGATGTTGGCTTGTTACCCTGAACATTTAATCAAGTACATTGAGTGAGAAGTTCAACATACAACTATGTGAGTTTAACGACTCAAAGATTTTTAACGATTATTGTAAAAAGTACGGGCATAGCGACCACCAAGAATTAAAGAGCGAAGTCTTAACAATCCTTTTGGAACTGCCTCAACACAAAAAGGACACAATAGCTGAGAATAACTATTTAACTCCTTACGCTTTGCAGATTCTAAAATTCCAAGTATCACATTGTAATTGGACTGCGTTTCGCAAGAAGTTTGGCAATAGAGAGAATTTAGTTTTAGTAGATACCTTTGAGGATATTGAGGACATTGAATATTTTGAAGATGAAATACACGTTGAGAAGATTGTAGCGAAGATTGAAGAGGATATGCTCGATCAAAACAATAAATATTTTTATCATTCAAGATTATTAAACGAACTTATTATCACTGGAGTAAACACCAAACAACTAAGCAGAGACATTGGAATCCCTTATACCTCAGTCCGTCACGCAATAAAAGAATATAGATTACACCTTAAAGAATGGTTAAAATAATATACATTAACGAAAAGGATTCGGGGATAGGCTACCATAGATTGCAAGTTCCATTTGCGAACATGGATGAGGACTATAAGGACTTAGACATCAAAGGGACTAATGGGTTTACTTTAGACTTCCATCCTCGCCAATTTGATATAGTAGTTTTGAATAGGCTCTACAAGCATGACGAGGACTATCTTTTAAAGGCAAAGGATAGTGGTTGTAAAATCATTTTAGACATTGACGATTGGATTCAGTTGCCAGGATATCATCACCGTGACGGGGTTAAGGACTCTATTGTAGAGCAAAGAATACTTGATGCTATAAGTTATGCTGATGTCATTTGGACTGCCTCAGAGTTTCTTAAAGAGTGTTTAAAAGACTATCATTCAAATATTGTTTACATACCTAACGGCATTGACTTTAAACAACCGCAATTTATCCCACAAAGAAACAAGCAAGAAAAATATACCATTGGTTGGATAGGGGCGAATAACCACCAATTAGATATAAGGAAATTGATTGAACCATTTAAGAAACTTCTTAAGAACAAGAATCATAAACTTATTTTTGGTGGTTATGTCCACATCCCCGAAGAGGATAGGCAATTCCCTAAATCCCCAAGTTATTATGAAATCATAGAATCTTACTTTACTTCAAATTCTCAAAGGCCACCTGACCAATACCAAAGGATTGAATGGATGGACATTATGAACTATGCTTTAATGTACAATTTAATGGACTGCGCCCTTGCTCCTTTAAACTCTGACAAGTTCAGTTTATGTAAATCAAACATTAAGGTACTGGAGGCAGGTGCGTTCTCATTACCGATTATTTGCAGTAACGTAGCACCATACAAAGAGTTTATTGAACAAGGCTTAGTCTTGACACCTAAAGGGGATTGGGACGGGACAATGAAGTCTTTAATCAGCAACCCGATAAAAGGTATTCAATTAGGGGCAAAGCTTCACGAATACGTCAAAGAGAATTACAATATTAAAACAGTTAATAAAAAAAGATATGATAGTATTATCAGCCTTATGGCTTAGCGGATTTGCATTCGCTCTGCATGAATTTTTCCAATTTTTAATCAGTAAGTTTCCGAATAGAAAACTAAAGAAACCATTTTCTTGCGTCACGTGTCTTTCATTTTGGATCGGGTTGATAGCTTCAATAGTTATGTTAGACCCTTATTTAATCTTTTTACCTTTCGTGTTTACAAAAATAATCAATAGGTATTTATGGAGTTGAGCAAAATGCAATACGAGTTAATAGTTGATTCTATAAGTCGCTATCGTTTGACAATGGAGCATCGTTTCATGGTCTACA